GGTACTGTCCAATAGCTAATGGGCTTCCATCTTTACCCATCTTTTTAGCAAGGTTTGGAGCTATTTTCAATGTTTGTTTTTCAATTTCATCAGATGAAGGAGAAAGATATTTAGGATCTTTTAAGTTTGGTATTCTATTTATCTCTTGAGCCAAGCCCGGAACATCACCTACATCATATGTCAAATATCTAGACGTCATTGGAGACACCCCATTTTCCCCAACTAAAAGATCGGCAAAATTCTCAAGGTCATTTCTTTCTTTAAAGTTTTGTTTTACTGACTCTATTTGATTTCTTACGTTTTTTGCATTCCATGGACCCATTGTATAGGTCCCTCCCCATCCCTTAATAACATTGTAATCTCTTCCGGCCGATTCGATTTCTTTCCCGTATTTTTTTGCCGCCTGCTGTTCAGTTAATCCTTCCCCACCTTCTGCTATTGGCTTTACTGAATTTATTGCTTTATCTTCGATATTACTAAAAAGATTTCCGGCTATCCCTGTTCCTGGAGTTATTCCTAACGTTGTTATTTCTTCTTTTAACTTTGATTTAAGAGTATTCTCAATGTCTGATTGTTTCTGTCTCTGTGCTTGCAACGCACTGCTTCTAGCTAAATTCTGTTGTTCTGCAGCGTTTTCTTGATTAATAGCCTTTTCAGGGTCCCTAGAAAAAAGTTTAGGATATTTCCTTTCAGCATCCTGTACAATCTGCCCATATTCTCTAGGTATATATGGCTTTCTTGTAGCCTCTTGAGGCTCATATTCTGTTACAGAAGGAGCGTTTCCCGCCTGTCCCGGCTGCCCACCTTGTACTTGTTCTTTAGGTATAAATTGAGATGGATCCTCTCTGCCCCGTGCCCCTGCAGCAAGTTCTTTTGCTTGCGTTTGTCCTAGAATAGCTTGATACATAGGCCCTGCAGCTCTTTCAAGCTCAGGAGACACAGACATCAATTTTGCCATCGCTGTAGCTAGTTTAAAAGGATCTCCTTGTGCTTGCTGAAAGGCATTTTCAGCCTCACCAATTCCCATCCTTTTAGCTAATCCGGATCCAACAGCTTTACCAAGAAGGCTAGCGTTAGATTCTGTTGGTGATAAATCTATAATTTGTACCATCTATTTAATCCCCAAAAAATTACCAATTCGTGAAGAACCGGGAAAACCTGCCTGTCCCCATGACTGTAAAAAACCACCTAAACCTGATTGTTGTGGTCTTGCATACGCAAAAGGCTGAGCGCCTAAAGCTTGTCCGGACATTCCTCCGTATTGACTCATTAAACTTTGTGCCGCTTGCTGTCCAAGACCGGCTTTTAATTGCGCTAATTGAGACTGTAAATTTCCTCCTGCAGAACTTAGAGACTGACCAAAACCGGAAGAAGATAAACCTCCACCCATAGATCCGGCTCCTGCAAACCTTTCTGCTAAACCAGGCACCGTTTGTTGCTCAAATTCCTGCATATATGGTTTCGAAAATTGATAAACCGCTTCAGAATTAGGATCCATTAATTGTTGTTGATAGCCAAGAGATTGACCATATCCTTGTCCCAATTGACCTTGAGGACTAAGCATTTGCATTATTTGACTTAATAACCCTTGCTGTTCTTTTGTCATTGTATCAAGCTTTCCAGGCTTTGACTTGCTTTCAAATAAAAAATCAAATAATCCCATCTTTACCTCAACTTTTTGTGTATTCTATCACTATTGTTGTGTCTGTAAACTGACTAAAATCCGATGTTGTCGTTACTGTAACACTAGTAGAATTTATTTCTAAATATATTCCATCATTAGGAATAGGAATAGACGTTAATTCACTTGTGTTTGTTGACGCACCATAAGACCTTGTGAGTCTAAAACTATCCTTCCAGTTTATGTTGTGAAACTGGCTTATACTTCCGGTATTCGGCAATACTCCAAAATCTATTGTCATTCTATAAACAGTCTTATTTTTCTGAACATTATCAGCATCAAAATATTGCTGCCCTGTAGTTTTCTCCTCCGGAATATATAGTCCGCCCTCTTTTGAATTCACAGAAGATACAATCCTCTGATATAGATCAGAAAAATGACCTCTAAATTCTTTCTCATCTTCCGGAAACTCTACGCTTATAGGAAGTTGGTTCTCTAAAGATGATTTGTCACTTGAAAAAGACATTATTTACCGAACACGTTCTTGCCACCAGGTCTATAATATATCTGCATAGCGTTTAATACAAAATCTTGCTGATTTGTTTTTATCTGACTCATCTGATCATTGCTATACGTTAAGGTCAAAGATAGATATTGCCCAAAACAGGTAGCAAAAAATCTGTGCCAGGAATAATTAGAACCTAAATTGTAATACTCTTCCTTTGTCTGTATCCAATAACCGCCCTGTGTATATGCCGTGAAAAGGGTAGAATCTACATTTACACTAAAATTATCTTTATCAACAAATGTTGCTGTATATTCATTTCCGTTAAGCTCCACAGTTCCTTGAATATCAGTAAATAGAACTTTCGTTCCTGATAACAGGCCGTGATTTGTAGAAGTGATAACACAAGGATTAGCTAAAGTAACACCGGTTATGTTACCAAACTTTGTTTGAGATTGCTCAATATCTGTATTTCCTAAAAGCAAATTTGCAATAGTTCCTGTGTCCGTATTCATATTCACTTTAACCTGCACAGAAGAGGCAGGAAAAGCGTCAAAAAGGAAATCAATATATGAGGTCTTAATATTCATTCCTGAATTCTTCATTGGATTAAAGTCCTTAGTCGTTACATCCATCTTAGGAAACAAGGCTATAACACCGCCTCCAAGATAATCTCCAACATTCGTAACATCAAAATTATCATAGAAAATTTGACTAGAAGTATCCCACTTATTCAACGTTATCGTGTCCTCATCAACAACAACAACACCATAAATTTGATCATTAAGCGTTGTAGATGTTCCGTAAATTAATCCTGTAATGTATATGAATTCATCATTCAATAAGTTGTGATTCGGCACTGTTAATGTAACCACAGTCGTAACAACAACATCATTTATTGCTAATGTCTCTTGGTCCTGTGCTTCAATTGTGCTATCGGCACTTGTTTCTACATCAGGAAAACCATAAAAACTTGCAAAGCCTTGCTGATTAGCACAAACAATAACCGGGTAATATTTTTGAACATCGCTATCCCATAAAACCGGATCATCCCAAAAAATATCTGTCCTATCCCAAGTAATACCAGTAGGATATTGATAAGTACCAAAGCAAGTAACATTGTTTCTAAAAAAAGAAAAAGTATTATTCCTATAATTATATACCAAAGTTTTGTTAGGAAAATATTGATTGGATTGAACGATATTGTGATCAACATAACACCAAAACACTAATTCATTCTTAAAGTCTCTAACTCCTTGCACCCTTGAAGGTCCATTGTCCTCGTTTCTAAAATCATAAACAGTATCAGGAATTTGTAAATCAATCCTTTGAACATCTGTTCCGGAACTTCCTACAATCGCCTTATCGCCAACTGTTAAAACACCATCATCAAAAAGAACCGAAGAAAATGGGGATTCACTACCAAAATCGCTAGATATCCTTTCCCAAATAAACGGAATACCATACTCTCCAATATATTGAAGTTTCCACGTGGAACGTTCAAACGTTACTATAAGAGTATTCTTGTAAAATGTAGCGCTTGTGATCTCCTCATTAACAGGAGCATCAATAAAACCACCTTTTCCAAACACATCAGAAAGCCAAGCATCCTGCTGCACAGGGCTTCCAATCTGTGAAAAACGGCATCTATTATATATGTTTACCGAACTTCCTATAGCTGCACCTTCATAGGTGTTAAACGCTAAAAGCCTTCCATAATATGGTATGAGAATCCTTGCCGTGAAAAGGTATGTAGCTCCTGTTGTATATGTTGCGGTAACAGTCCAGTTTCCGGCTCCAGGCAATACAGGAGAAAAATTTAATGTAATAGAACCTGTTCCGTAAGTGATCGTTCCACTATTTGAACCACTAGAAACTAATGTTCCATCTTTTGGAGTATCTCGAAATACTACATCGTTTTCAACTCCTGCATTGTCGCTTACAACGATCTTAACGCTTCCTTGAATGATAGGAGATGCCGTAAGAAGAGCCGGACCATATGAAGCAGAACCAAAGGCTAAAGTAGTAGTTAAAACATCTGTCTGAGATGTTCCGGAAATAAGAGGCTGAAAATCCGTCCATGTTGAACCATCAGTGTATCTCATCGGAGATCCTGCAGAGGCTACAAAATTAGTTTCGAAAAACAACCTTGTATCAGCGTCTGAACCTCTATAATTCGTACACCAAAAAAAATCCGAATCTGTACCATTCCATGTTACAGCACTTCCGGAAAGAAACTCTTGAAAGTTAGCTCCATCATGCAAATAAGAATATTTCGTATCAAACCAGATAGTCTGCTCAGTATTAACACCTGAAAGCTCCCTAACCCAAATACCCATTGCAGGTAGTCCAGGGAAGTAATTAACGTCTACAGTTATTGCAGCTCCACCAGCTAAAACTATTGTGAAGTTTAATACAATCTCTCCGGTTGCATAATTAACATATGATCCGGTTGCATCTCCTAACCCTGTAACTGCGAACGTACCATCTCCATTATCAGTAAAAGTAGAACTATCGGGGGCAGCAACAGTAATAACCAAAGAGCCCGGTTCAATATTCGCATTAGCTTCACCTGTAATTGAAAGGTCGGAAAATAGATCAGAAATTGTCAACGTGTCAGATGCTGCAGTAGTTGTGGAAATAACTTGAGATGTTAAAACCCTTCTAAATCTTCCTATGAATTTTAAACCACGACGTTTCTTTAATTGGTTTCTCCAAACATATGCATTCTCAAGCTTCTGAAACGCGTCATCGGTAAATAAAAATGGCTTCTTGTCTTTCTGTACTCCACTTTCATACCCAGATATTACTATCGACTGCATTGACATTAGTTGCCTATGGCTTGCCAGAAAAAGTCTGTATTACTGCTTGTGTTTGTATAATTGAAGCTAGCAGGGCCAATCGCCGCGGCACTATTAACATAAATAGCTTGCGTAGATGATGAATTATTTCTAATCATTCCAAGTGTTATTGATAAAACTTGAGTTGGAAAGGCCGTTGCAAATGTTATTGTACCGCTGGTTCCTGCAGTTGTCTTTTTACCCCATTTTAAAATTAAACCACCAGGCAAAGTAATAGATCCTTCCGCGGCTACAGTTCCGCCCGTCATCTGTATTTCATCACCATTGCTTTCTTCTCGGTAAAACAATTGCGTAGTTCCATCAGAAGCTTGTTTAGTATAAACCGCCCCCTCATTTGCAGCCGTTGTAGGCGCTGCTGCCTGCTCTGGCATTTGAAGAAACTTATGCTTACCTTCGCCAGATTCATTGAAGGCAACGTGATTGACAGACTCAACAGAATCTATCTGCTGGAAGTTTGTGTTAATTCTTGCTCTTGTTCCTCCTAGCGTCTCCCCTGACTTTGGTATATCTGCGGTATACGTCATTATATTTCCTTATTTACTTTTTCCTTTTCTTCATGGTTATTCCCAATTTAATTGATTCTGAGCATCTCTAAACATAGTATTTATGCTTCTACTAGCGAGTTGTCCATAAGTTTTTGTTCTCGCCTGACTAACTTGCTCATCTATGAATACTTGCATCATCTGCACTCCATCCATATCAAGCCTATCTTGATAAAGCTTCTTAGCTGTTCCAAAAGCCAAAAGCTCCCACCACCCAAATTCCTCGGGCCTTCCATTCAAATCAAACGCAGTAGTGCTTGTCGTTCCCATCAAAGCCTTTGATGGCTCTCTATAAGCCTGTACTTCAACAGTGTATCCTTGATCCGGAACAGAATTTAAAATGAACTGATTTTGATAAAAAAAGATCGACGTAGGTCTTGCAAATGTAGTTTGTACATATTGTACCCAAATATCATTTCCAGAAGGAACAGGATTATCAAACGTAAGACCTGAGATAGCTCCGGTAAAATAATCTATCGTTCCACCGGCAGCACAATCACCTATCAAATTACCATCTCCATCATCCGTCACATTCTGAGTGCTTGTAGCCGTATTGCTTGTGATAAGAATGTTCTGAATCCTTGAAATATTAGATTCATTAAATGTCGGAGGATAACCAGTAGGAAATGATGCAACACCAGCTGTTTGAGTATCTACCATAGGATTGTTCCAAACACTTCTCCTTATTGGATAGGAAATAGTATTTCCTGAATAAGGTCCTTCCGTACCATCTCCTGTTGCGAAAGACTCATTTGATTGAGTGTATGCTGTCCAGTTGTTATATGATTTAACATCTTGATATATAGTAACTTGTTCTTTAGATACATAAGCCGGACCTTCAATAGTGCTCCAACTATCAAAATCAAATGGATAGACATCAACCCCTTGAATCGTATTGAAAACATATGTGTCTTTTAACTTCAACAACCTAAGATCATCAGGAAAATCATACAAATAATAGGAATTTAGATATTTAACGATCTTTTCATCGGAAACTTGATCACTATTTCCTGAAGCAGATACATTCCTAACTTTCTCAATAATGTCTGACAATAATCCTACAGTCATTAAATATATTCCATAGGTACAAATCTCACTCGAGATTTAGTTTCTACAGTTCTAGGCGGCTTAGTCTGCCCATAAGAATTTTGCTCTACTGATGCATTTGTGCCAACATTAGCATACCTGCGAATCGTTTGTTTAGTATTATTGAGATGCTTAACAATTCCCATAGGAATCTCACATATTTCACCATGCAAAAGCTGAATTGTCTTAATGTTGTCTCCCGGGAAGAATTTATAGGTAAATTCAAAGAATCCTCCTTCAGCATCTACAAACTCAAATTGTCCTTTTACCATCTTTTCATCTTCTTTTCTCATGGCCTTAATCATAGATTCAACTTCCGCCTTTGACTTGTGATTAACAGTTTTCTTCTTCAGCTCTATGACTCTCATATATTTACCCTCCTAAGTTGTGATGAATGCTAACATGGCATTTTCGACAAACCCATATTACATCCAATGGTTTTTCATAATCATGATGATGGCTCTCAACTCTTTTTTTTTCTCCACATATAGAGCAGAGTTCTGGTTTAAAAATATTACCACGTTTTACATGATAATTTAACTTGGCATTCGCTCTTTTCCTGAATTTAACATGTTCTTGTTTAGTGTATGATCTTTGCCAAATGTTTATTTTTTCTCTGTTATTTTCTTGATATGTTCTGGTTTTATCTTTATTTTTTTCATTCCATTTTCTGCGATATTCATTAACTTTTTCTTTATTCTCTTTTTGGTATCTTAACGAATTTGCTCGTGTCCTTTCTCTATTCTCGTCTCTCCATTTCGCCTGATACTCATCTATTTTTTCTTTATTTTCTTCCCTCCATTTTTTTTGAGTAGATTTGATTTTTTCTTTATTTTTATCGTAGTATCTTTTTCCGATGTCTCTTAATTTTTCTTTGTTATTCTTTCTCCATTCATAAAGTTTCTTTTTATCACAAACTTTACAGGTCTTTCTGTAACCTGTTTTATTTGTTTTTTTCTTGGTAAACTCACTCTTTTCTTTTTCCTCTTTACATATTCTACAAATAAACATGACGACCTCACTTTTTACATGAGGTCATCATGAGGGCTTACATGTTTTAATTCAAGATACGTGTGTCATATCCAGAATATTTATACATACGATATGCCCACCTATCTAAATTCTCTGACGCATGACCAGAAACACCAAATAAACCTGAGCCAAAATTGACAAGGTTTACGTTTCTATTGTCATAGGCGTCTGTAAGTGCGTTGCCAACAGGTATCGCCGGCGCTGTAGTTCCACTAACAGGAACAACACCGGAAGATGAAGGCACACAGATTGCAGGGCTCACACCAGCAGCCGCCTCAGCAGAAGTTGGGAAGTCAAAAGCAGTAAATCCTGAAGTATCAAGATCAACTGTAATCGACGACTCGGTAGAACTATTAGTTACACTAATAACTCTTGCCTCTACATTGTCAAGCTCTGTCATGTCATACTCAGAAGATGGAACACGGAAAGACACAATTTCCCCGATAGTGAAATCATGCTTCTCTGTGAAGTACACCACAGCATTAGCCGCCTGAGTAACGTTTGCAATCCATCTAACCCTTGGATACATACGGTTAGGGATATACTTTACCACTGTTCCGGAAGTTGCATCAGCTGCAAGAGACACTCCTCCTGTTGCCATGTAACCCAAAGTAATGCTTGCCCCAGAAGAAACAGCAGTTACCTGAAAGGGATATCCAGCAATTTGAAGCTCTGCAGTTGTTCCATAAATCCTTACATAGTCACCAACTTGAATGCTTCCGGTATCGCCCATGGTACAAACATACGCTGCAGTACTTCCGGTAATAGCTGAAGTAGCCAAACCTGTATAAGTAGGAGGGTTTGCCGTGTTATAAGCTGCAATACCAGAGCTGCTAATGACGTAAGAACTCATACCCGGAAGCTGAGGAGTAGATCCTTCTGATGCTTGCAAAATGCCTTTAGCATAATTCTGCGGAAGTGTCTTTTCCCACCACCACTGAATAGCCTGAGCATCGCTTGCCTCTCCCCATCCATCCGTATAATCAGATGCTTTACCAAGAGATAGCAACTCGACATAGTCCGGTATTCCAAATGGACACTCCACTTGTACACCAGACGAAATCAAAGCTGTAGTTAAGGTAAAATTACCTCCGACAACATTTAACGGTGCAGACATAATTTACCTCCTAAATTCCTGTTGAGCGCAAATTTTGCACCCAAAGATCGTTGTTAATACATTGCCCCTGGTACATTTGGCATGCACACATTTGTCTCAAGTGAGCGGGGTCGTTTTGCCCTCCTGGAGGAGTGTAGAAGAACTTTGCAGTACCTCCACGTTGGAATACAACTTTGTATCCTTCCTGAGCAGAAACAAAACAATTAGCAATATCATCACCAAGAAGTGATGCACTTGCCGTAATAGATCCTTGCGAAGAGATAAATGCACGGATGTTATTGACTCCTCCCCATTCACTGGAAAGAGTGCCAATAGATCCTGTTCCATATTCAAACTTTCTTCTGAAGCCTGTAATACCGTTTAGAACCGGAATCATTCTAGAATGACACATCATAGCGTAGCAATCTCCAAGAGGAGAAGTACCAATTTTATCAGATGCATTGATCATGTTGGTGATATACTCACCATCGTTATTTTGAAGAACCGCAACAATACCGTCTAAATCTTCCAGAGTCATCTCTGTTGGAAGATCTCCGTTAGACCCACCAGTACAGTTTACAATAGACGCCCCGGATTCCAGGTTATCACGTTGTAAAATGTCACTAGTTTCTCTAAAAGCTTGACCTAGTCTAGCTGCAGCAGCATTCAAGATGGGATCTTGAACGGTCATGCTAACTTGTTTTGTGATAACAACATAAGTAGCATAGTTCCTAACACGGCAATCTACATCGACACGTGTTAACTGCTGGTTTGGCGGATTCAATTGGGTATTGTCGAGAGGCACCTCAAAAGTATCTAAAGCGTCATAACGAGACTGTCTATTGATAAAGCCATCGTTATCTTCCACCTCAATAACCGAAGCAAAAAGATTGTGGATAGTGTTCCTTTCCGGAGTGGAAAGAAGCTTATCCGTATAATTCTGCTGGATCTGAGGAGGCATGTTGTTAAGATTAACTGACATAGTCCCTCGATTTTATAAACCGGAGGCTTGACCTGCGTAATGCATCATTTCCTCATAAAGACGCTTTTTATCTGCTGCTGTAGACTTAAAAGCTTGAGCCATAGGGCGCTTGTCATAAGCTAGAGGAGATTGAACGGTTTTAGCGTTCTTATCTATTTTTTTTGATATCTCTTTTTCCCTTTTGGCTTTTGGCAAAGAATCTACAAGACCTAAAGCTTTTATGTATTTATACGATTGAATACACATCTTATAAGGATCTTTACTATCCGCAATGGTTTTAGCTAATTCCGGTTCTGTTTTTTCTAAAATTTCTAATGTTTCAACATTGACAATGTCATCGAAATCGGAATACTTGGCTTTAATAGAATCCATTAACTTTTGCTGTTCTTGCTCTGCAATTCTATTCTCAAGATACTGAATCTTTTTTTCTAAAGGCTGCACAGTCCTTTTTGCTATACCTTTAACTCCTGCCGCCGGAATGTATTCATCATCATCGACTTCAGGCTCTTCAGGATCTTGTGGAATAGGGGTTTGTGTTTGCTTTTGCAATTCCATGAACTTATTAAGCATTTCATCTTTTTGCTTAAGCTGCCATTCCATTTCCTTCTGACGTTGTCTCATAGCTCGCCAATTTTTTTCCTGAGCATCTTCTTCTTTTTCCTCAACAGAATCCGATGCCTCGGTTTCATTGACGTCTACTTGTGATTCATTTTCATCAAGCTCTTGAGGTGCGGCCTCTTCTTCTACGCTATTTTGTTCTTGATTTTCCATGAATTTCCTTTAACAGTTGTGAACCTGCTTTACACCATTGCGGAGATGACCCGCGTTACATCTATAAACGAAATTTAATATATAAACAAAAAATAGTCTATAAGAATTTACTGTACACTAAAATGAAGAGAACTTTTTTCTTTTCCAAGACGCCTGTCTTTAAAATTCTCTATTGGAACAACGTTATTTTTTCCATCTTCTGTTTTTATCTTTCTAAATCCAAAATGCTCCATGTCTTCAGCAAGATAAGCTTTTATGTCCTCTACTTGCTCTTTAACATAATAATCAGGATTGTAAATATAATTATTGAAAACAGTTTGATGTGGTAGAGACCAACAGAAAAGTGTTAATTCTTGTTTTGGGTCTGTATAAAAAATAGCTGTATTTGGCTCTGGATATGGACGCTTTTGCGTTGTTATTAACCTTCGCAAAATAACGTTTTTAAGTTGTAAGTCTTTCTTTTCGTGTATGATAATGTAAAAAGGCAACCCATTATATGGATTGCTCTTAATGCAATTATTCAAATCTTCGACAAGAGAAGGCATAAGCTCATGGCCAAGGTCTCCAACAGTAAGACTTACATTTTTCTTAGCCGCTTCTAGGGCAATCGTT